CGGAAACCTCACCTGAGGTTATAAATCACCCTGGGGCGGAAGGGATGGGACCCCTTAGGCTGAGCAGCCTCCTTACCGGGTGACACCACCAGGAGGTGGCGTCAGTGTTGTGTGTTCACCAGTTGTAGATCCTCTGGCTTAGGTTTGATTGATACAATACCCTTTCAATGGCAGTAGCTCTAACTTGAAGGTTAGAACGAATTAGTTTACGACGTGGTGAGAAATTCTGTGCGACCATCATCTGCCAAACTTTATTTAGTGCAGGGTGAAGTACTTCGGGTGTTATAGGCAACTTCCCGGTTAGGTAATCCAACTTTTCTCCTAAGTACCAGGAATTGTGGAACAACTTTAAGACGTGTGCAGCTCTGGGGTAGTGTTGCTCGAGCCAGCTTGTTAATGTAGCCTGGGGCTCAAGTTCATGATAATCTTGGAGTGCTGTCTGTAGTTCTGGGTACGCCCCGAATAAGGGGGCGCGGGCAGCTAAGGTGGTGGTCATAGTCTTGACGTCTTCAATAGGGTACGAATTCACATCAAATATATCTAACTGCGTGTGTGGGTAACTTTGCTCAACCTCTACCCGGTAGGTTCTTCCTGCTGTGTCTTTTTTCCATTGTTCTCGACACGTTTTAGCGACTACAGGGATGTCGTCAGACACGAGTGTGGAAATTAGTTGATTTTGTGCCAACTGACTTGCTCTGCTGTCCGATATTGCGATGTTATAGGTCTCTGCGAAGTATTTTTGTTTCTGGTCTTTTCGCCAGGTGGTCTGGTTCAGGACTTTTAAACCGGTCTTCTCAACAACGGTATGTACGCGAGGTACTATCCTAAGGTTTTGGGCTGATCCCCCTTCAATTGCAAAGCCTCCCATGTGGACTGGAACACTTAAACTTTGGCGTGGTACTCTGTGATCACGACACCAATCCCCGCTCAGCGTAGACCAAAGTCTATTTATCTGAGTGAGTCGATGTGGACTACGGCGCCTTAAGGTGCGGATTGTTTCATATATTGCGCGAATTACGTAGTCAGGTGTCCAAGCCTCTGATGACCACGGTTTACGTTGTACTAAATTTGGGAGGGCACGCATGGGATAGCCAGAACACTTTGTGTCATACCAAACACGTAGAAATTCCATTTTTCCAGCCTGTAGAGAGAATTTTCCTTCTCCACCCTTTGCACCCACAATGTCGTATCCAACCTTGACCAACATGCCCTTTGCTGCTGTGTTGGTGAAGATTGCACTGTCGTCTCCCCGGATGTAACGTTCAACATCCTCTGTATTTATGCCTATATCTTTTAGGACTTTAAGCACTAGTCCTGTCATTACAGTGTTCCATGCGTTACCAACTGCTGTTGTAATTCTAAGCCCTGACATAAGGCCGCCGGTAACTGTGTAGTTATGCATTGCTTCTGCACTCTT